GTAAGATTCAAATTTTCTAGTAATAGAAAGAATCTGAATGGTACTCAGGTTGATAATCACATTACTGAAATTATCTATTCTGATTTATCTTGTGTATCAGACGCTTGTAATCCCTCTTTAAATAAGAGCATGGACACATTATCTGTAAGATTAAGAATTAGTGGCTCAACTGTTTCAGTGAGCGCATTAAAATTGATTATAGCTGATATGGCTGCCCAAGTTAATACTTGGACTGGCGAGGATATTTTAATTGGTTTTAGACCAGTTACTGTTCCTTCTAGAACAACTGTCTGAATTAATTTTATTAATTCTCAACAATTCGGTCCCATTTAATTGGGACCTCTTTTTCGAAAATTATAAAATAATTCAAAGGTAATTCATGCAAGCATATCAAGACATCATCAATGTGTATAATAAGGTACTTTCGACTTTTGACTTTGGTTTAAATCCAGAGATGTCGTTTTCTGAAAGATTCGCTATTGAGCGGTTCCATAAGAAATATCAAGTGCCGAGTGATTCTTCTGAAGAAATTCTTCACTCAAATTGTTTGAGTGAGTACCTTTCTTTTGATAATTCACTTCATACTAATCGTAATTTTACTTATAGTAAAGAAATGTATCTTATTCGAAGAGACTTACACAGTGCTCTAAGAACTTTTAAGCTTGGAGATTACTCGTTTCCTCAGGGGAGCGAGTACTTTCCGACTAAGGGCCTCAACAGCGTGGAATCACGTCTATGTAGGAGCACTTGGTCTACGTCTTATAATAATTTTGAACTATACGCTCGAACAGTGTATAATGACAAAGCATTACGACGTTCTGCTAAGAAGCGATATATAAGGTCTATCAGAGCCAAAGGTTTATACCAAAGGCGTCGTGAGATTGATTTATTGCTTTATAATAAATATAAAGCTGATAATGATTTTTCTTTTCTAATTTTTAGACAGAAATTAAAATTGATCACTGAGTTTACTCAAGGATCACGTTTTACGACTGTACCTAAAAACAATGAGAAACGACGTCCGATTAATATAGAACCTTTTGGGAATATATTAACTCAGTCAAGAATTGGGGGCGGCATCCGTAAGGTATTACTTGATTATTACAATCAAGATTTAAATACTTTACAGAATAGACACAGGGAGTTAATCTCCGAATTGTGTAATTCCACGATTGATCTTAAAAATGCTAGTGATAGTATTTCTATGGTTTTAGTGGAGTTTCT